AACTGACCAGCGAGTCAGTAAAAAAAAGCCCCACGAGGGCCACATGCGGGCACCTTGTGAGGCTTATTAGTTGTATCAGCTAGTGTGTTGCTAATGGAATCAATGACTTACGTGGGATGTGCCCGCAAGATGTGCCCGAATGGGCGTGCGGATGTGCCGAGGGACGGCCAGCGAGGGCCGGGGGCACGGGGGGAATCGCCCACCGTTTGCGTTCGAGGTGGGCTTTCAGATTTTTGCGGTAAAACATTTCGGGGGGAGACCACTCGTCCCTTAGGCAGCTCCCTCAGGTTCCCCCCCTCGTGTCCCTTGAGGTCGTCACCAGGGAGTGTTGAGGGTAGCTAAGGGGCTGCCTAAAGGAACCATGCTGGATGGTGACTATAGGGTTGATGTTGATGGTGTATTCCCTTCAGGAGCCCATAAGGGAAACTGAAGGGAAACTTAGGGTTCATCCTAAGCATAGGGCTGATCCACCACTAGGAACACCTATGTTTCCCCCCTACCCCCCATAAGTGTCTATGAGAGTGCAGGAGTGAAACCTAGAGTGTCCCCAGCGGTGGTCAGTAACAAGCACAGGTCTGACCGCACACACTGAGGTTCCCCAGTCCGCAGTGATGCGGCACAGCCCTAAGGCTCGTGATCCCCCGGATAGAGAGACGCCTCCCTATCCTATTGTGGCGGGTATGCCCTACCTCCGTGTTCCCACGTTCCTGGACATCCAGGTGAGGTGCTTAGGGTCCTTCCCGGTGATGCCCTTCTGCCACCTCTTCAGCTCCTCCTTCAGGAGCTTCTCACGGTGAACTTCCTGGGCCTTAGCGGTGTCCTTGCTCATGTGCTCAACCCAGTAGGCTACCGCAATGGCGAGAGCATCCAGACGGTCATCATGAGCCAGGGCTCCCCGGTCACGGGTGATCCTGGTGAGCTGGTAGAACAGGCTGTACTTGATGTCAGCTTCAGCGGTCCTGAAGTCCTGCTCGATCACCCTCTGGTCAACCACCAGCTTGTGGGTGGAGAGGATCGGCTCCAGGGTATCGATGATCCTGGCCTCCTTCTGGGTGGAGTGCTTGACCTCCTCCACGAGGACCTTGTGACCAGCCTGGGCGAAGAACGGGGTGATCAGCTTGGTGTACATGCCGTCACCGAAGTTCGCCTCGATGATCACGTGGTTCACCTGGTGGGTCTTAGCGAGGTTCGCCAGGGTCTTCAGGGTCTCATCGGAGTAGCCCCCGGAGAGACCACCTGCAGCCACCAGGTAGAGGTTCGCGTTGAGAATCTTGATGATCGCGTAGCCGGTCTCGTCCTGGCCCCTACCGCTCGGGTCGATAGCCATCACGCAGCCGGTGTACTCCGACATCTCATCGGACTTCCACATCGGGCGGTGGTAGCGGTCCCCCGTGAGGGCCACTGCGGGGAGGTCGTTGATGACCACCTCAGGAGCTGCAGCCCAGGCCAACTTAACGTGGGCCATGGTGGGGTTCAGGTTCATCACGATGAGGTCCTGAATCTTCAGCGGGTAGCGGTCACCGTCCGATAGGCTGGTGTCCAGCATGAACTGCAGGGCGAAGCCTGCACGGCCATAGGAGGCCGCACGTTCCATCAGGTCCTGTTCGTTGAACCGCTTGGGGTCCACAGGTTTCCCTTGGAGAGTGGGGTCCTTCTCCAGGGCCTTGGTGATCATCGGCGCCAGGCGTCCCTGATAGGCCAGGACCTTCTGGATGGTCGGGTACAGCGCAGGCCACACACGAATCTCGTAGCCACGCTCAGGCAGTGAGTTGTACAGGGACATCTCGGTCTGCGGGGTGCCCAGGTAGATGATGCGGCCACCGGGCTTCAGGATCGCGTCGAACTCCTTCACCGCCTCGGAGAGCTTGTCCCGCATCGTCTGGGTGGCGGAGTTGTTCGGGACCTCGATGTCGTCCGCGATCAGGATGTCAGCACGGGAGCCGGTGATTTGGCCGGTGATACCCACGGACTTCAGGGACGGTGAGTGGTCAGGCTTGGCTGGACCCACGTCGAAGGAGATCACCGAGTCACGCTGATCGGCCCGAGGCTTCAGGTGCTGCAGTACGGGAATCTCGTTGATGAGGCGCTTGACGAAGGTGGAGAAGGCGTCAGCCCGTTCCTTCGATGCGGACACCACCAGGATTTTCACATCGGGGTTATTCCACAGGAACCAGCAGGCTGCTGCGGAGGTCACCCAGGATTTGCCCACACCACGGAATGCCTCGATCACAGCACGGCGTGGGCCGGTCTGGATGTAGTGGGCAATGTCGTATTGGACTGGGGTGGGGTCTGGAAGATTGAGGTGCTTCCACACCAAATACATGAAGACCCGGAAGTCTTTCTGGGCCGGGTGTTTAGGGGATGCCATTGGAAGCCTTTAGAGGCCCCTAGGAGCTTACAAAAAAGGGCCACCGAGGATTTCCCTCAGTGACCCTTCGGAAGCCCTGTAGGGGCTGTATTACTTGCGGATGGGGACTACGTTCTCGTCATCGAAGACAGGCAGATCGTCCAGACCTTCATGGTTGCCCAGGCCGGGGAGGACTGCAGCTTCGATGCGGTTGTCCTTCAGGAACTGTCGGATGACGTTCAGGTGTGCAGGAGATGGAGGGACGAGCCACGGCTGCCCATCGGGTTTGAGGACAGCGTTGCCCTCCTTGTCCGTAAGCGGCACTCCCTTCAGGATCACCTTGCACCAGTCGGCCATACCTCCATGGACTTCGCCTAGTTCCTTCTCAGTGGCTTTATCGATCATAGGTGCAGGAGTTTGCGGGCCACCTCTACGATGCCCACTTGCTGGACCACGAAGGCGCCAGCGGCCCCAGCAGCGATCCATTTGATTTGCAGAAGATTGTCCTTCATGGACTTCAGGGTTTCACTCATGGTCTTGGAGTCCTCCTTGATGGTCGTGAGGTCCGTGTCATGAGCATCCACGCGGAATTCCAGGCGGGTAACTCGATGCTCAATAGGCTCGGTCATATTACGTCTTGATGATCTTGTTGAGGACCAGCGTAGGCTGGGTGTTGTTGTGGGCAGCGCCTCCACCAGTGCCACCAATCTGCTCACCGTTGGTGTCAGAGGGGGTGCCAGTAAATGCTGTACGGGTCCCCAGCCCACTGGCACCGGAGTTCATCAGGAAGCCACCCCCGGTGTTTGCCGTTGGAGAGCTGATGGCATCAGAGCGGGAACGGTACGGGTGACCGTGTAGCGGCATCTGTGCGGTGGTCAGAACGTGTTCTTCCGAACCACCAGCGGCACCTAGCGTGGTCCCTGTGATGCCGCTCTTGGCAGCCGTGAGGCGGTTCGCTGCGGTGCCTCCCATGTCATCCTTACCGGCGATCACACGGCCACGAGCATCCGGGAGGTTGAACGTGGTGGAGCCATCTCCGGCACCGTGGGTTGTCCCGAGCATGGTGAACAAGGCAGCGTAGGTGGTCCTGGACACAGCACTGCCATCCGCCAGAAGCCACCCGCTGGGGACGGACGCTGGAGACCCGGCATAGTCCAAGATGACGCCTGCGGGGATGGGGTAGACCTCGGAGACCTTGGCATCGATGGATGCCTTGGAGTTCGATAAGCCCACGAGGTTTGCTACATGCGAAGCCAGGTTAGCCAGCTTCGAGATGCTACTAGCATTGCTCATAAATTCCTTTGAAGAGGCCACTCAGGTTTCCCCGAGAGGCCGGTTGATTACGCGACCAGCTTGGCTTCCAGTTCCTTCACACGGTCCGCCAGCTCCTGCACGGCCTTCACCAGCAGGGGAACCAGCTTGACCTCAGCGAGGCCCTTCAGGTTCTCGTAGCCGTCCTCGTTCGTTGCCACCACAGAGCCCATGTACGAGGTGCCAGCCAGAGCCTCCTCCACGTCCTGGGCGATGAAGCCCACCTGCGTGGCGGTGGAGAAGTTGTGGCGCGAGTGCTTCTTGAAATCGAACGTCACCGGCTTCAGCTCCATCACCTTGTCCAGGCCGTGCTCCAGCGGCTGGATGTTCTCCTTCACACGGCGGTCCGAAGTCGCAATGGTTGCGCTCGTCGCGTAGATTTGGGAGTTCACCTGCAGCTTGTAGGTGGAACCGTTGGTGGTGCCGTAGCCGATCAGGAAGGACCCGTTGGCATCGAAGGTGCCCACGTTCGCACCTGAGGCGCCAGTCTTGAAGCCGATAGCCAGGCCACCGATGTTCAGGTTCTTGTACTGAGCTGCGGTGCGGTCGTACGAGTTCAGGTAGGCTGCCGTGGACCCTGGGTCCCAGTTCAGTTCAACACCAGTGCCGGAGCCTGGATTGGAAGTACCGGTGGACCGGAAGGTGCCAGAGGTGCCCGTAACGCCACTGAAGGATGGCGATGCGGTAGTGGCCGGGGTGTAGCCCAGAGCCCCCGTCACATCGCCACTGGTCAGGGACACAGCGCCCGTACGGGAGTTGAAGCTTGTGACACCACCAGCAGCGATCTTGTTGATCACGTAATCGCAGGTCGCCACACGGGAGCCGGTGGTTGATGTGGCTGGGGTCACAGCGTACAGGGCACCGCCGATCAGGGCATCGCCATTCACCTGCAGCTTGTACGCACCCTGGCTAGTGCCGTAGCCGAGGACGAAGTAGCCGTTCGTGTCGATGAAGCCCTGGTTGGTACCTGCGGTCCCCGACTTGAAGGTGATCGTGCGGCCACCGATGTTCAGGTCCTTGTACTGCGAGGCATCCCGGTCGTAGGCGGTCACGAAGCCAGCAGGCAGTCCAGTGTCATAGCTGATCTCAACACCAACGCCCGAAGGTGGTGCGACGAACCCAGCGGAGCGTACGGTGCCCGTGAAGAGGGACGTGGAGGCACTCGCGGGGGTGTAGCCCAGAGCCGTGGTGACATCCGAGGAGGTCAGCGTAACGGCACCCGTGCGGGTATTGAAGGACTGCACCGCTCCGGCTGCGATCTTGTTGATCACGTAATCGCAGGTAGCCAGGCGTCCGCCCGTGGTGGAGGTTGCCGGGGTCGGAGCATACAGGGCTCCGGAGAACAGAGCGTCTCCGCTGACCTGCAGCTTGTACGCACCTTGGCTGTTGCCGTAGCCCAGCAGGAAGTAGCCGTTGCTGTCGAAGGCCCCCTGGTTGGAGCCAGCGGTGCCACTCTTGAACGTGACGGAGAGGCCCCCGATGTTCAGGTTCTTGTAGCCTGGTGTGGTGCGGTCGTAGGCGTTCACGAAGCCAGCATCTAGGCCGGTCTCGTAGCTCACCTCCACGCCAACACCAGAGGCCGGAGGTGTCGCTCCTTTGGACCGGATGGTGCCTGCGATATCCGAGGAAGAAGCACTGGCCGGGGTGAAGCCCAGCGCAGTGGTTACGTCCGCCGAGGTCAAGTTCACGATGCCGGTGCGGGAGTTGAAGCTGGAGACACCACTGGAGCCCCCAGAGCCACCCGAGATGGTCCCGGTGCCGAACGTTTGGGTAAGCGGGGTGGTGCCCGTGTTCTCAGCCACCAGGTTGGCGTACTGGACCTTCACACCATCATAGGCAGCGATGCCAGGGAAGGCCCCACCGGAGCCGTTGTAGTCCCGGATGCGGATGTTCGAGAGCTGGATGTTGCCTTGCACCTCGAAGCGCATGGCCTCCGCCTGGGACCCTTGGAAGTCACCGTTGGTCAGGTTCAGCCGGATCGGCACTTGTCCGCCACCCAGCTCCGCCAGCGAGTGAATGCAGCGGCTATCCGTAACGGGGCGGCAGAAGACGTAGAAGTTCGCCAGGTCCATCGTGATGGCGTCCTTCAGCTTCAGACCCACCAGGATGTTATCGATGCCCACGTTGGTGGCCTGCAGACGCTCCGTCTTTCCCCCGAAGGTGGGGTCCGCATCGATCTGCGTGGTGATGCCAGTGCGGCCACCGAACACAAAGAAGTTGTTGATGTTCGGGTTGTCCACGCGGGCCAGGACCAACGCATCCGCGTTGGTATCCATGTAGCTGGTGACTGCGGAGTGGCCGGAGTAGAACGGCCAGTTGAGGTGAACGTCCTCGATGCGCAGCACATCGAAGTTCTGGGTGACGTAGATGGCCTGGCCGAAGCACTGCCCGAAGATGCCACGCAGGAGGCCACGGGAGGTGCCCTGCATGTGGATGCCATGCTTGTGGTTGCGCAGCATGACGTTCTCGATCAGGACCGAGTTACCGCCCTGCTCCAGCCACGGACCACGGTAAGTGGAGATGGCGAACGGGGTGTTGTTGCTCACCCAGCCAGGTCCTGGCAGAGGCTGCTTGGCCTCGAACTCCATGTCCCGAATGGTGACGCTATTGCCCTCGATGTGGAACGTGGACTCGGTTGAGGCACCGGAGTTCACATAGTCAGCGTAGATGATGGTGCCCATCGTCTTGGCCTGGGACCAGTCTCGAGTGGTGTCCCCGGTCATATCGCGGACATCCTTCCAGCCATCCCCGTAGACCAGGCAGTTCTCCGAGAAGGTCACCTTCGAGGTAAGGCGGTACTTGCCCCCTGGGATGTACCCTCGGGTGCCCTTGGTGCCCAGGTAGTTGGCGAACTGCTGCAGCGCTGCGGTATCGCTCGTCACGCCATCGCCCTTCGCACCGAACTGGCGGGCGGAGGTAACCACGGCCTTGGCGAGCTTCCAGCGGGCACCATCAGTGGCAACGATCACGGAGCCACCGTTGTCCGTGGACGTGGTGTCCGTGGCGTCCTTGTAGTAGGTGGCACCACCACCATCACCGGCAGCGTAGTAGCCCTGAGTGGAGGCCACAGTGACACCGGTAGACGAAGCTGCGCGGAGGGCCGCTACACTCACCAGTGAGTTGCTCGAAGCGCTGGCCGGGGTGAACCCGAGGGCCGTGCTGATGTCCGTGGTGGTCAGGACCACATCGCCGTTACGGCCATTGAAGGTCCGCACGTTGCTGATGTTGCCTGTCGGAGTGAAGGCACCAAAGAAGGTGTAGTCAACCTCATCCCCTGGGGACAGCGGAGTGGCGAACACAATGGTCTCGCCATTCGTGATGGACACATCCGGCTCGGCCATGTTCAAGCCGTTGATGGACACGATGCCGTTGCCGGGGTCGTACCCACCAGCGATGGGGATGGAGGTTTCTCCACCAGCGGCAACGAAGGGCTCACCGTTGGGCGGTTGCTTCAGGATGGCATCGATGCTGGAGCCAGCGTTCTTCCAGCCGAACGAGCCGTACACCTGCATGGCGTTCAGGGACGTGCTGAAGTACAGGTCACCTGCCTGCAGCGGGGTGCCGTCCCGGCGGGTGGTCGGTACGGTGGCCTGGGCGCCCTGATAGACCCCGTAGAAGGCAGCCCCCAGCTCACTGTTCAGGAGAGCTGCTGCTGCGGTGTCCTGGGCCTCCTGGGCGCAATACAGGTTGAAGGTAGCCAGCAAGTCCAGCTCCTGCTCACTCAGCACAGAGCCGTCCGTGAAGTCCACCGGAGGCTGGTTCAGCGGGGTGATCCGGCGAATCTCAACGTCATCCGTAGGGGCCGGGAGGATCAGGATGGTGGAATCGGTGGCCCAGTTGAAGGGCACTTCCACACCGCCCACCTTCACATGGATGTGGGCACGGTCGAGGTATGGAAAGGAAAAAGCAAAGGTCGAGTTTGATCCGTCACCGGGTAGGGTGACGTAACTGTATGCGGACAAATTGTTCTCCGAAAAGGAAAGCCCCAGCCGAAGCCGGGGCAGGTATTAACGCTCGTTCTCGCTATGCGGGTAATCGTTAGCGATGCTGTTCAGCAGGGTGCTGACAGGGACCACGTTGTTGAGGGGCAGAAGCTTTCCCCAGGCGCGGATGTCCTTCTCCGTGGTTTGGTACTCATCTGAGGTTCCATTCCGAATGAGCTTCTTCATGGAGATGAGGCCGTTGATGGCCTGGTAAGTTGGGTTGGAGGCCATACTCGAAAGGTCGCTCGTGGTCCTCATCCCACTGAACAGCGGGTACGGGGACACGGTATCGAACGCCACCGGCAGCATGGAAGCTTGGGAGATGCGACCGAAGCCATTAGCAACGATCTGACCGGTAGCCAGGCGCTTCTCCAGGTACTCCGCACGCTTCTCCGCATCCATACCTTGGGCACCCAGCACGGAGCGGCCCATGTACGCCAGCGAGGCGAACAGGCCACCGTGGAGTACCGTGCTCAGCGTGGTCCAGTCCTTGTGGTTCATGGCGAACTGCAGGGACTTGTTCCAGCCGTGCATGGAGAAGTTCATGAACTGGAAGACCGTCTTGCCCAGCGTGGTTCCCATCAGGGGAATCATCGAGCCCAGATCATTCTCCTGCACCACCCTGCGGGATTCCCGGTGGATGGCCGTCATGAACTTCGAGTACGTCTGCGGGTCCTCCTTGGCCCACCCCGCGAAGTCCATCTTGTGGCTCTTGGAGAACTCTCCCTGAGCTGGTTTGGTGTACTTGTCGATGGCCTTCAGAACAGCCTTGTAGTCGCCCTCGCCCATCCCCATCCACGCCAGGCGCTCAGGGGTCAGGAACTTGGACTCGGCACCCTTCGCGGTGTTCACGAAGTGGTTCACCAGGGCCACCGCGTGGACCCGCTTCTGCTGGACCAGGAGGGGAGTCATGCCGGTGTAGTCCAGCACACCCTTTGCCAGCTTGCGCTGTGCCGTGTCGATGGCGTCCAGCTTGCGGTTGAAGGCTGTGTCCCCCTTGTGGCGAACCCAGTCGTCCTTGGCCGTGAACTCCATGCGGGCCACGTACTCCGACCCTACGCCGCCGATGGTGTTCTCCAGGTGGTCTAGGATGTCGTTGGGGGCCTTGCCGGTAGCGATGTCACGGCGGAGTGCCCGCAGCTCGGGGACAGCTCCCAGGGTGGCCTTCCAGCCCATCGAACCCACGATCTGGGACATCTCGGTGGCCTGGTTCCACACTGCACCGCCCATCAGGCGAATCACGTTGAACCCACGCCACATCTCCATGGACTTGTTGAAGGCCGTGAACTCCTCCTGAGGGAGGCCCTGAATGCGGTCGAAGGCGAACTGCAGGTCCTTGCGGAACTTCGCCAGCTCGGCCGGGTGCTTGAACTGCGTGCCCAGCTTGTTCGAGGTAGCGTCGATGATGGCCTCGTTGATCTGACCACCCTTGTAGATGTCCAGGTGCTTAGCCAGCGAGACGCTACCAGCGGTCCTCCGCAGGTACGGCTCCACCACGTCAAACGCATTGGTGTGGATGAAGTCGTTCAGACTCACCTGCACCTGGCTGCCATCCGATCGGTTCCACGTTTCCGTGTATGTCTCGTCAATGGTGCTGCGGTGCTTCAGGTTGGCGATGCGGCCCGTGTCCTTGGATTGGTTTGCGGGGAACATCTCGTCCAGGAGCTGCTGGGCCTCCATGTCGGAGAACCCTCCGTTGGCCTTCAGGGACGCCTTCAGGGCATCCTTATCGGTGCCCCGCATGATGTCCTCCAAGAGGTCCTGGGAGCGGTTCGCATGGGCCTCCTCGATGGTCCTGGTGTACCACTTGGCCCACCGTGCGGCAGCCTCGTCAGAGACATCAGCGCGGCCAGCCTTATAGGCACGAGCCCACCATTCCTCCACGGCTTCCCTCCCGAAGGAGTTCACCATGTCGTTCCACTTGTTGATGTCGTGCTTACGCGGGAGGTAGTTCGAGTTCTTCTCCAGTTGCCCCACGAGGGACACTTCACCGGACTCGGGGTCCCGCACTTCCACCTCGGTGAGGCCCCGCTTCTTCAGGCCCTCATCACGGAGGGGGTTGTTGATGTACTCCCGCACCTTGTCCAGGGTCTTCCGCATGTGGTCGCCAGCCTTGATGACCTCGGGAGCGTAGTCGCCCTCGAAGCCTCGGATGTAGTTGGAAACCTGGTCACCGAATTCCTCGAATGCCTGGCCCTTCTCGTGCCACTTCCGGTCCTGCTTCTTCAGCCACTCCTCGAAGGCCGGGTAGGTGCCCTTACGCATCTCCACGGCCCAGCTATCGGCCCACTTCGTGGTGTCATCCCAGGCATTGGCTTTGACCACCGAATGGTCCTTGTAGCCAATGGTGGTGCCGAACAGTTTGGAGGCCAGCTCCCGCACGGATGCAGGGGCCTTGCCACCACCCAGCCGGTTCTCCAGGCCCAGGCCCCAGCCGAACACCGTGGGGATACCCGCACGGGTCGCTGCAGTGGCCGCATCGGGGTCACCACCGGGGGACATGAGGTATTCCAGATCACGGGTCTTGCCGGTCTTCGGCTCGATCCACTTCTGCTTCACGTTGAGGGGCGTATCGATCAGCTTGTCCGTGATGCCCAGGGCCTTGGTCAGCGCACTGGTCTCGGATTGATCCATGCCCAGGATTTTGCGGACGATCTCCACGGCCTTGCTCAGGAGGGTGTGCTTCCCTTCCGAGACCTTGACGCCTGACATGAAGTCGATGAACTCGGACTTGCCGGAGTAAATCCCCGCAACGAACTCATCGATGTTCTTCAGGTAGTAGTCGGTCTTGTGGTCGGTGAACTTCTTCCCTGCTGCAGCCTTGCGGACCTCCTGGTAGACCTCATGGAGTTCCCTCGTCAGCTCGCCGTGGGCGGTATTCGGGTTCGCCATCCCGTAGCGAATCTTGTTCGCGGTAACGGCATGGGCCACCTCGTGTAGAGCAACCCAGTCATCGGCGCCCTTAGCCAGATGGATTTCGTGAGACACCGGATCGTAGTACGAGCGGACCTTCTCACCACGGGTCACGATCTTGATGTCATCCGCGATCTGCCCCTCCAGGCGAGCCGCTAGGCCAGCCACGAGAGGATCGGAGGTGCCCTTCAGGCGCGCCAGGGTTTCCTTCGTGGAGAGGTCGCCGTGACCCTTGATGGCCTTGCGGCCCACGTTGGTGCGTTCGTACGTGGGAACATCCGCCTTCACCTGGTCAGGCACCACCTCATCACGCAGGCGGGTGACCACAGGCTCCACGGTTTCCTCTTGGGTCACCGTGCGTTCCGGCAGGTGGTTGTCCAAGCGCTCCTTGTTAATGGCGTGCTCACCACCGGCCAGGTCGATCAGCTCGCTACGTTGTGCTGCAGTGGCTTCCCTGCGACCAAGGTCCGCGATGGCTTTATTCTCCCGGCTCAGGCGCGAGAGCTTGGCTGGGTTGATTGCACCACCCACCACTGCACCGAGGCCCAGGCCCATGGCCGCGCTCATGTACAGGTCGTTGTGGGTGTAGGTTGGCTTGTATTGCCCTGCAGCGGCATCGAAGGCCACGTTGGACGCGCCAGTGAAGATGCCCAGGCGGGCAGCGTTAGCGACACGGGAGCCTGCCGTCAGGAGGCCCTCACCACCCATGCCGGGCACGAAAGCTACGAGCGTGGGAAGGTCAACCAGACCACCTACAAGACGGCCAGCGAAACCGGCCATGCCCATGCGGCCCAGCTCAGCTTCCTTCTCCATCGTGTCCATCATGCGGGACCGACGAAGGGTAGCCTCCTGCTCTGACTTGGACTGAAGGATGTAATCCCAGTGGCGCTCAGGGACGCCATCTAGGAACTGCTTGCCCCTCTCCTCGGTCCATCGGAAGTCCGGGTCTACGGAGCCTAGCCCCCGGTCCTGGAAGAAGTTGAAGACCGAGTTGTCCACCTGGAAGCCAAGAGACACAGCGCCAGGCACATTGCCAAGACCATTGAGGAATCCCCCATACTCTGACTGCTGCTGCTGTGAATCTCGATAGAGTTCAGATGCAGAGGGGGATGCAGTAAGAGGGACTTCAGCGCCCGTGAGGAATTGCTTGGAGGGGGAACCTTGGGGGCCTCCGAAGAACTTCGCCAGGTAGCCCGAAGTCTCCGCCCAGGGCTTCCCTTTAGCCAGCGCAGCAGCAGCCTTGGGACCACCGTTGTAGTCCGCCAGGGCCAGCTCCATGCTGCCACCGTACTTGCGGAGGTTATCCGCCATGTATCGAGCGGCACCGTCAGCTTCCGAGTTGAAGTCCCCGTAGGTTACGTTGTAGCTCTTGGCCGTATCCGGCATGAACTGGAAGTAGCTTCGGGCTCCCTTAGGGGACACCGCGTTCTTGTTGAAGCTGGATTCAATGCCGCCAATTTTGAACAGTGTTCCCGAGGGGAGGCCGTACTGCGTCTCCTTCTCGGTGGTGATCTTCCGTGCCTCGTCTAAATCAATAGTCGGCATATCTTCCTTTGGTTATTTGATTTTGCCCTCCCGCAGCAGGCGTTCATAAACTTCGCGGGTAAGGAACGGACCAGTGCCATCAGCTCCCGGAGCGAACGGAGTGAGGCCCATCTTCTTGGCTTCCTTCCAGATTCGTTTGCGCTCCTGCTCACGCCACAGCTCGTAGTTCCGATCAGCCATGGCCTTGGCCTGGTCAGCGCGGTAGGCACCGTCAATCCACTGGGACAGCTCCTCCTTGCGGAAGGTGACCACCTGGTTGTCTGCGTTGATAAGTGGCTGCCCGCCCACCCAGGCCGTGAAGCCTCCGTACTGGTTCGGCTCCAGGCGCACAGCACCGGACATCTTCTGGTCCCTCGCGGTCTTGCCGGGGACCTCCTCGATGAAGCGCTCCATCCACGTACCGGGGTCTTCCCCTTTCGGCACGGATGGCAGGTCCTTGTTGAAGTACAGGGTGTTGTTGATCTTCGTGGTGACAGCGGGGTTCGCCAGGTACTCCACGGATGCCTTCACGGCAGCCTGAGCATTCGGCACCTGGCCGCTCATAACCAGCAGCTCGGCCCTGCGGCGGATGTCAGCCTGCACGGAGGTGAGGTTCACCTGGTCGTTGCCGAACATCCCCTTCCACCACTGAACGGTCCCGGAGAACCACCCAGGGTTCACCACTTCGTCCACTGCGGAGGACACCTGCTTCGCCATGGTGCCGTAGTCGGACGCCTTGATGTCCGAACGGTTCACCTGGTTGACCAGCGCGGCACCTCGGTTGATGTCTTCATACCCGCCACGCTCGTAGAGGAACTGGATGTCAGATAGCATCTTGTAGTCCTTCCCGTTTCCCACGAGCTTCTCAGCGTATCCAGGGTGCGTCTTGTTGATCCGCATGAAGGTTTCTATGGCTCGCTGACCTTGCTCATTGAGCTGGCCGATATTCTTACCATCGGAACTCCAACCCACCGAAGCGATGTTCGAGGCACCGGCCTGAATCTCTTTCTGCCACTCAGGGTTCTCCACGTTGTTCGTGGCCCAATACTCCGTGGCTTTCCCGAGGGGCATCTGCATGCGCTCAACGTCCTCCGATAGGATGCGCTGAGCTGCGGCCTTGGTGTCGAAGTCCTTCACCTCACCGGTCGGAGTCATCACCTTCTGCTGTGGCAGGAACGACAGGTTCCCACTGCGGATGGCAGCGCCTACGAGCTGGTTCGCTTCAGCCTCGGACTTCTGCGCAGCGGCCACGAGCTGGGCCTTCTGGAGTTCCCGCAGCGCCCTCTCTTGGGCCGCGCGGTTGGCGTTCGTGATCGCGTGCAGGGTCTGCGTGGTGACGTACTTCTCGTTGGCTGCAGCGAACTCCTCGAACTTCTTGGCGTCCAGCTCACCACGATCTGCCTGCTCCAGGAATGGCCGCAGCTCCACATCCACCCGTTGGCGCTGGCCCTTGTCGAACTCCGCTTCGGAGGACTTCAGGATTGTCTCAGCGCGAATGTCACCCACCACAGCACGGACAGACACCCCGTTATCGAGGTTCTTGTCCAGGAGGGCTTGGGCCAGCTCGGTGCGGCCAGAAGCTGCGATGGATGTCAGGAGCCCGTTCAGGGCCTCCTTAGCGGCATCGTCACGCAGCAGAGAGGTTTTCCTCAGGAGCTGGTAGCGGTCCACCAGGGCCTGGGCTGGATCGCCCTTGAAGCCCGGCTGGGTGACCTGCAGCAGTACGTTGCCCAGGTTATCCGAGGAGGTCTGGATGCCACGCTCCACGGCCTGCTGGTTGGTGAGGTTGGTGTTGGCCGCGATGGCACGCTCACGGAACGCAGCGAAGCCCTTGTCGTAGCCCGCAGTGGTGAACTCGGATTGCCCCTCCAGGGCACCGTTACGGCCCTCTACGAGATACTTCTCCAGCTCCTCCGGGGTCTCGAACTTGAGCTGGCCGGTTTGGATGCGGGACAGCGTATCGCGCTCGAAGGCGTTCTGTGAGTTCTCCCCGTAGAAGTGCTGGAGGGCTGCCACGAACGCTGGGGACTTCGAGGGCAGCATCTCACCGCTCCGAATCTTCTTGCCCAGGTCCTCCACGGTCATGGAGTTGGCATAGGCCAGAGCCTTCCGCTTCTCGCTGTCCTGGGTGGAATCAAGAGCCCTCTGGCCGGAGGCGCCGAGGCTGTTCGCGTCAATCGCACCGAGGGCCTTGGCGAGCTGGAACGCGGTCGAATCATTCGGGTCGAACCTGGCCTGGGCAGATTGGATGTGCTGGACCGGGACCACCTGTGGGCGGATTCGGTCGCCCTGATACTCCACTTGAACTCGGGCCATTTAGCCTCCCATCCTCACGTTGCGTTGGTACAGGCTGTAGCTATCCACAGCCCCCTGGCCGATCTTCAGCCCACTACCGAGGTAGTCAGGCATGGTCGGGGTCCTGTAGGAGTTGACTTGCGAGACCACACCGTTGTGGGCGTTCTCTCGCTGGACGTTGATGGCGTGATCCTGGCGGAGCAGGTTCTCCTCCACGTTCACGTTGTCATACGCAGCACGGCCCGCCAGCTCAGCCAGCAGGGCATCTACAGAGGTCCCGGAGACACCAGCTTCACCAGCAGCCACGGTGGCGGTAGCGGTGGCCTGGCGCCCGGCCTGGTTGTTCATGTTGATCTGCTCAGTAGCGTCCTGCTGCTGCTGATTGCGTTGCACCTCCAGGTTCGCCAGGTTGTTCCTGTAGGCGTTCATGTCGTTCTCGTACTGCTGCTGATTTGCAGCGGTCTGAGCATCGGCCTGTTTATTCTGGGCGTACGCCGCACCAGCAGCGGCCACCGCAGTGATTACGAGCTGGGCGATAGGGATTGCGGCTGGACCGCACATAGTTCTTCCTTCATGAAAAATCGTTGGAACGGCTGGTCGTTGATGCCGTACGGGGCCGGCTCATCGAGCTGGAACCCCAGCCATTTGAGCCACTGGATGTGGACCGTGTTCTTAGCCCAGGCCCATCCCTCCAGCTCCCCGTGGACCCTCAGCCACCCCTGCACGTACCCTCGGCACTCCCTGAGGAAGCTCTTGCGGATGGACACCAGCTCATCGGAGGCCAGCATCCACGGATACCCACGGCTTCTCTCGGGACCCCAGGTGAGCTGCCCGACGATGCCGAACAGCGCGATCACCCGGCCCTTCCACACCACCGCGTAGCCGATGTTGGAAACCCCGAGGGAGTACCTCAGGGCGGTCTCAGCGGGCAGCGCCAGGGCGTGATAGACCTCCTCCACGTCCTCCTTGCGGAGGCGCTTAGCGAGGTCGATGGCGTCCTCACGGGTTGCGAGACGCACGTAAGGCTTAGATGCCTTGGCTTCGTTTTGCATAGAATCCTTCCCAGTCTGCACTCAGGAAGGCGCAGGGCAGCGGTGAGTCCGAGTACAGCTCGATCTTCACCGAGGTGTTCTGGGACATGATCGGGAACCGGTACTTGCCGGTCTCCAGGTTGGTGGCTCCGAGGGTCGCGGAGGACAGTCCCAGGATTTTCCCTGAGAAGGTGTAGGTGAACGTCGGGCGCCCTTGTGGGGTCACCCTGGCCTGGAAGAAGCCGGTGTCTGCGTAGTTCACCTGCATGTTGCGGAGCTGCAGGAGTGCGGAGCTATCGGCACGCTCGCCACCATTCGCAGACCTGATCTTCGGCACGATGGTCGAGAACTGGTAGCGGAAGGCGTACTTGCGGCCCAGGATCAGGTCGCACGAGGTGAAATTCCCAGGGACGCTTACGGTGGTCTTGGTGTCGTTCAGGGTGGCCTTCAGGATGGTCCCTGCCTTGGCCCCAAGCGGGGTGTTGGCGACCACCACCACATACTCCCCATCGTCCGGGTAGTAGCCTAGATCAGACACAGCGAACGTGGTTTGCCCATTCGCATAGGTCAGCTTATCTGTGGTGATCATCTTCTTGCGGTCCAGGTGAACCAGGTACGGTTCCTGTTCCGAGGTGGACTCCTCCGAAAGGTCCAAGGTCTCCAGATAGACGCCTTCGTTGCGTTGGATCAGGAGCTGCAGGCGGGACTGGATGAAGTCCGCATTCATCACGACATCCTCAGGACCGAACGTCCACTTGGACCACGAACTCTGGAGCTTCTCGTTGTTGCTCCAGTAGAAGCGGTACACGTAGATGGAGCGCAGATCATCCCCGCTCAGCACACACATGGTGTCCTCGTTGAGGGCCACAGCGAGCTTCTTGATGTTCGCCGGTACGTACTTCGGTACGTGGCTCGTCACCTCGGTGGCATCGTTGGTGCCCAGGTCGGAGTCCACGAAGTACTCCCGGATGCCTGAGTATTTACCCCTCGGGGTGGCAAAGAAGACCACCTTGCCGATGCCCACAGGGCGCACCGAAGGATCACACTCGAACTCCGTAGTGGGCTTGATGGAGACCGTGCGGGGGGTCAGCAGGTCCCCGGAGTCCACCACGAACTGGGTCTGGGCGGAGAACAGTAGGAGCTGCTTGCTGAAGGGCACAGCAGCGGCCAGGTTCGAGACCTTGACGTGGGATGCAGAAACATCGATCCGGTCGGAGTCCAGCAGGTCCGTGACCGTGGTGGGATAGAGGTTGAAGAACTCCCCAGCCTCGGAGAAGACCACGGATTCATCAGCAATGAAGCCCAGGCGATTCCGGTAGAAGAAGATGTCCTGGATGGCCCGGCCCACGAAGGAGGGATGAGGCGCGGAGCCATCATCGCCCACCTTCCGTTCTACCCACGAGAGGGTCTTGAAGGTGAAACTCCCGTTGGCCTCACGCACCAGAGCCCATGGCATAGTGGCCTTCGAGAGGCCCAGGTTGATCCCAGGCTTGATGGTCTCCCGCCACACACCGGACCCGCTCGATTTGTCGAACTTGACCCAGTAGTTGTCGAACTCGGAAGTCTTATCGCCCACGATCTCCACGGTGTAGTCCTGGACGTAGGCATTGTTCGGCAGGTCCGAGAACCTCTGAATCTGGCCCTTCACTCCGAACATCGCGGCATTGGCGTAGCCGTCCTCGGTCTTGAGGGTGAAGTCGGTGCTGCTGGTCAGGTAGATCACAGCGCCTTCGTGGGTCGCGGTGACGCCTGTAGTTCCTGCCATGATCTCTGTGACAAGCTGCGATGCGATGTTGTCCGTGGAAATCTGTGGGGACTGCGATGCGGTGCTCCCATCAGGGGTCGAATAGGAGAACACCTCGCCATCGATGGTGACCTTGTAGGTCTTCCCATAGAGGCCGTTCTTGACCACCACGAGGGCCTCGTATGGGCGCGTGGGGGACGTAGCGGTCCCGAGGGCAACCTTCACGGTCTTGTTCACGAAGAAGGTGTAGTCGGCCACGGTCACGGCCTGGAACGCTGTACTCGGCAGCGCGGTGTTCAGGTACGCCTTCCCTTCCGGGAAGTTGACCACCTTCTCATTACCCTGCTCATCGAACACCCGCAGATCGTAGTCCGCGATCATCACAATGTAGCGTTCGTTCTCATCGCGGTTGATGGTGTGGATGTAGGCGTCCAGGACGGGTTCAGCGATTTTCTTGATATGCCTGGTGGGTGGCCTCTTCTGCAGACCCTGGGCCACAGTACTGAGGCCATTCTCTTGTGCTTCAGCCTGGGAGGCGAGACGGAGAGTGTAAGGTTGCTGAGAGACCCCGTTCACCAGGTTGGCGATAGACGAGGAAACCAGAGGCATAGTTATCGGCGTTGGAGTGATCGGGCCACGGTCCAGTTGTCCGTGAGGATGTTGTGATCTGCGGTGATCCCCTCAGCCTTCTTCAGGTTCACCAGTGCGTCCCGCTCGTCCTGCGCAGTGAAGGAGTACAGGGTCTCGGAGCCCACCGTGCGGGCCTGGAAGATGCGAGCTGCACGAACTGCGATGTAGTGACGTGCGGTCTCTGGCAGGTCCTCGAAAGGCAGCAGGACCACCATCTCCACCTTCAGTCCCTTGTCGAACTGGAAGGTGTGCTTCGTGCGGTCGTAGAGGCGCTTGCCCCGTTGGACCACATCGGTACTCGCATCGGCCCCGGTGGTGTCCACGCGGAGGCAGTTGAGGGGGGTGTTGATCTCCTTGGTGGAGAGGTCAGGCAGGAGTGGGAAATTTTCCTCGGTGTTGAAGTGCCAGCCTTTGGACTGGACCGCCCGTGAGGTCTCGGAGAGAACCTGCTGGGCGATCACAGCGTAGACGACAGTGGTGTCCGAGAGTGAGCTTAGGGGGCTCTCTCCGATCACCTGCAGCATCAGGTTGACAGCATCCAGCTCCGAGGTCGGAGTGGTTGCAGTTGTCATGCAGTTCCTTAGAGGGTGATGGCGTGGATGAAGAGTTGATCCACAGCAGCCTCGCCACCAATGATTGGGGTCATCTGGATTACCAGCGGCCAGTCACGTTCCACTTCAGTGGCGGAGGTCCACTCGATCTTTGCAGCAGTGCGTTGAGGCTCCGGCAGGGCATCGAAGGCAGCCTCAATAGTTGCCAGCTTGTCGGCAGCCAGGAGGGCCAGCTTAGCCTGGCGCATGGAGACCTTCTGGGGAACTACAGGCTTCGCAGCTTCTGCTCGATCCTTCTCGATCTGTGCCACTTCTTCAGGCGTCATATCGACAGTTTTGAAACCACCTGTCTTTGGGTCATAGATAGATTTAAGCATTCTTGTACCCATACACGCGAATGGTGCCGCCAGTAATGTTCGAGCCAGAGGTGGAGGCGATAATAAACCCCGAGGCTGCGGAGATGGAACGATGCCAAGCGGCCCCGACCCGACGATTACGGCTTGTCATGGTAGCTCCAGGTGCATACGTGAATGCCGTCCAGACAAAGTTATGGCTGTTCGAGGTGCCCACCTTATTCACATGGGAGAACTTCAGGTGAACAGAGTGAAGGTCACCAGACGCCACAGTACCTGTATCGTTCAGATTAAAGTATCCACCAGACGACGTACCTACGGATGCCGTTAGGCTTCCTGTATTAGAAGTGTCCGTGTGGTTCCAGCCAAGGGCGCCAGATGAATCTGCTGCTCCCCCAACAGACCACCGAAAGCGGAGACCTTCAGCGCCTGCGATTGTCACATCATCGAGAAAGACATCATATTCATCATAGGCTGATGTGAACAGGGTGCTGAGGTCAACGAGAGCGACACCGGTAGGGAGTGCTTGGTTCATGAGCCGAACGACATCACCGCCCGCACCGCCTCCTGGGTGAACGTGATCCTCCTTGGCGTACCTTGGGGAGACACCAATGGCAGCCGTGCCGTTTGCCAGTGGGAGAACCGTAGCGGCTACTGGAGCATCACTTACGTGCCGGTGGTCCTCCCGCGCGTACTTCACGCTGGTCCCGACAGCAGCCACTCCAGGAGCCAGAGGGGTTGCCGTAGCTGGTAGTGGACCACTCGAAGATGGAGCGTCGATGGTCGTGTAGGTGATCGCCACGGTGTCCGAAGCCACGATGGAACCACTCAAGGTGACACTGTAGTCCCCCTGCGAGCTGATCGTGCGGGCTCCACCGTTGACTGTAGCCGTTGCTGTCTTGTCGTGGAGCGGCAGCGGGAAGACAGTTTGCCCCTCAGCGGGGCGGAAAGTCTGTGTTTGAAGTGCCATTGCAATCCAATAAAAAAAAGCCCCACCAGAGGCCCCTTATGGGGACCCCTAGTGAGGCTTAGGGTTGCTGCTGATTAGGCAGTCTTAACTTCGATGGCTGCCTGAGGAGCCAGGACGCCGTAGCCCTTGGCGAACTTAGCCACCATCAGGGTTGCCTGATAGCGGGCTTCGTACTCAGCATCCATCGCCAGGTCCATCAGGGTGACGGAGCCCAGGGCGCCTTTCTGCAGCGCCAGTGCCACGGTGGTCGAGAAGTTACCAGCGTACTTGTTGCCGGTGCCTGCATCGGTCGTGCCGTTGGCAACGGTGGTGGACGGCAGGTTGTTCGTCTTCACGATCTCCATACCAGCCACACGCAGAACCTTACCGTCTGCGTAGACACCCTGACCACCCCAGTCCTTGTTCAGGAGCTTGGTGGACTGTGCCAGCAGGTAGTACTGGGCAGGACGCACGAAGAAGGCACGCTCGTCTTCCGGCACATCCTTCTCATCGAACTTCTGGGCAGCAGCGAAGGCAGCGGTGATCAGAGCATCCGCATCGGTGCCAGCAGTTGCGGAGGTGATCACAGAACCACCCTGCTCACCCGTGATGCGGGCTGCCGAACGAGCGGCCAGGATGCCCAGTTGCAGGAGCTGCTTGTCCTCAGTGTTCGCCAGGAAGATGCCCATCTGGGACGAGTACTCCGAACGAACGTCGAAGTGGCTCATGGCCTCATCGTAGTTCGCAATGGACACGTCCGATTCCAGCAGGTCATCGATGGTGATCACCACCTCGTTCGATGCCACCGGACGGCCGTTAATCTCAGTGCCAGGGGTGTGGTAACCACCGGACGCCTTACCCAGGACAGGGAACTGCGCGGATTTGCCAGCGGTAATCTGGCGGTTGCGCACGTAGCGCGAAGCGACACGCTTGGTTTCGTAAGCGGTCAGAACCTCACCTGCGAACAGCTTCAGATAGAGGGCTTTTTCGTCGCCGGTCAGGTTTGCTTGACCAGGACGGGAAGGAGTCATATTTGCCATGTAATTCCAGTGAATGAGTTGAAAAGTCGTTGGAGCGGCTTTCCTTGACTCACACACTTTCTCGTCAGGTTGTCCCCCTCGGGGGGCCAGAGATACTCTTGTGGTTGTCTTGGGAATGCAGCAGAGTCGCCGCGTAAATACGCAGCGCGACTTGGCTTTTCTTCTCACCGGCAAACAGGAGGGATTCTTGTGGAGGCTCCCTCGGGCCTCTTATTTCTTAACGCTTCCCAGCGTTAGTCTCGCCTGATCTGAAGACCAGAGGAGCTGACACGCGCACTCGGCGCAGTCTTATTGATGGAGCGTTGGGTCCCCGCAATGAGGCCACCAGGATCAGTCCAATTACCGCCCGCCTTATGGAGCTTTAGGGGGTCCATCTGGCGGGTGATGTTGGACGGAGTGGGGGCCATATTCAGAGGATCAAGCGCTCGGCTTGTGGCTACGCACATAGAGCCCTTTCGAAGTTACTTGGCTACGCCCTTCACCTTCTCGAAGGTGCGGTAAGCGCCCAGCCCTAACATGCCGAACAGGAGGGACATCAGAGTGTCCATTTCCAGGGCAGGCGGTAGGTTGGTCCAGTTGAACCAATTGAAGGCAATCCAGCCTCCAAGCGGACGCAGCAGAACCTGATAGCCAAGTCCTGAGGCGCATATCCAGCCCACAGCGGGACGCCATCCAGCAGCGAAGGCGTTGCCGGAGCTGGCCTCTGCTTTGTTGATGTCCATCTGGCCCTGGGCAAGGGCAAGATTCGCCTCAAGTTCCTTGAACTCTCCGGCCTGATGCAACTTGACAAGCTCCAGTTGTGCCTGGGCTTTCTTCTCGGGGTCGGGCCAGATTTTGTCTGCCACCTTCGAGAACAGGTCCATGATCGGACCGACGAGTAAGGGATTCATTTGCTTCTTCTTTACAACACTTTGGAACGAGCGATTTTGTCCTGGACCTTCTTGCGGAAGGCCGGATCGGATTTGTACTCAGGGCTACCCATATCCTTGGTCACCTGGGCCACGGACTCATAGACATCACCCGAGGAGGTAGCAGCGCGGCCACCGATCAGGTTGCCCTCGGAAGGGTTCGCTGCATCGTACTTCTGGGTGATACCGGCCACGGCCAGCTTCGCCTTCGCCACATCACCGGAATCGATGGCAGCGTTGTACGCATCGATCTCGGCACGGGTCAGGTTCGCAGCGGCCCATTCGGACACCTGGCCGAACTTCTCAGGGCTGCCTGCAGCGGACTTCACGTCCACCTCGAACTGGGAGCCCAGGGCCTTCTGGCCTGCGATGTACTGGTCCACCAGGTTCTTGGGGTAACCCGCCTTCTCCAGCTTCTCGTAACTCTCAGCACTCAGCTCGCCCTTCTGGGACCACTCAGTGTTGAACTCGTTCAGGTCCAGGCCCTTGTTAGCCAGCTCCTGGGACACCTGGTCGGTGCCCTGCTGGTCACCCTGAGGCTTCTCCGCAGGAGCCTCTGCAGGCTTGCCGCTCTGCTTCGCTTCCAGCTCGGCATACGCCTTCGCCATGTCCTCTGCGGACTTGAACTTCTCCGGCAGCCAGGCAGGACGGGAGTCGCCAGCCGGGGGATCGGCGGGTTTGTTCGCGTCCGGTGCGGGTTGGCCGTCAGCCTTGGCGACCATCGCAGCTACGTGAGCTGGATCATCACCCTCTTGGGGTTTGTGGATAACGATCTGGTCTGTCATCAGAAGTCCTCGATCTTGATGCCGTTCGGCAGTTCGGTCACGGTCACCGGCTTCGGTGCCTCAGGGGACTTCACAACGGAGTCCTCCACGACAATCTGCGGGGACTCCTTGGCGGTTTCTTTGGGGGTGCTCTTAGGCTGGGGGTTCGCCATTCTGCATTCCTTGCTTAATGAGGTTACCGGCTTGGGTAATCGCCGGATTCAGCCCCTGTGCTGCTAGGGCCATCATCTGTTGCTGCTGCTGCTCCGCAGCGATCTGGTCGTCACTCTTCACCAGGCCCTTGATGTCGATGCCCAGGGCAGTGCCACGGCGGGTCATGTAGTCACCCCAGTTGATCCGGGAGACCGCATCAGGGATGGCTTCGAGGCCACCTACGAATTGCTCAAGCTTGCTCAGGTCATTGCCACGGCCCAGTGCTTCGAGACCGGTCACGATCACAGGCTTCACCGCTTTGTCCGGGAGGATCGGCAGACGCTTCTGCTTCTCCATCTGGTAGATGATGCGCTTGACCAGCGGGAGCTGGAACTCCTGGGACAGGATGGAGTAGATGCCACCCAGCGCAGATTCCAACTCGTTCGCCACATAGCGAATCTCTTCAGCCGTCACTCGCTCGCCAGTGCGTTGCACGGAGGAATTCAGGAGGAAGGCGAAGGATAGGCGCTCGGTGATCTCTTTGACCGACTCAGCGGCCACACGGAAGTCGTTGTACTTCTGGAGCTGGAGGACCGTCACGTCCTGCTCCATCCCTTCGCGGAAGGCGCCGTTGGGGGCCTTCGCCAGGTCGTCCATGTCGGTGACACCGTTCGGGTTCACCAGGAAGAGAATCTTGGCTGCTGCTGCAGCTCCCTCCACGATTGCCTGCTGGAGCCCTTCGAGAGACTTCAGGTCTCCCAGGTACTCCTCCACGTAGCCACGCCCGTAGTTCTCACCGTCGATCTTGGTGAACCGCACGGGAATCCATGGGGACTTGTCGAGTGGGTAGGTGCCCTGGGAGCCGGGGACCATCAGGTCCTTCACTTCCTGGTGCACAGTCCACTTGCGACCGACACGCTTGACCCAGGTGTAAATCTTCACCGGCTCATCGCTCTTGTCGCCTTCCTCAGGCGGGAGCTGCATCGCCTCAGGCAGGACATCGCGGTCGATCTCCTCTTCCACGATGATGTCGAGGACGTTGCCCATCGGGTCCCTGCGGACCACGTAGCGGCTCAGGTGGAAGGTCCTCATGCCACCCTCCGGTGGGAGGTACAGCAGGATGTTGCCACCAGTGAGGAGATGCTTCAGGGCCTCGAAGGAGGACACGCGAACGGCACTCGCTTCGATCTCGTTCTGGACTGCACGCTCACTCTTGTTCAGGCCCTCCTCTACCTTGGCCCTCATGCCCTCTTGCTGCGTGAGCTGCTCCAGGGTGAAGTCGTCAATCGAGTAGCGGAAGAACGGGGAGTTCACCGGCAGCAGGGACATCAGCATCTTGGCTGCCAGGTGGTTCACCCCACGGGCACCAATAGACTGCCATGGGGTGGGCAGGTCGGAGGAACCGGTGTGTCCTTCAGGAGGGATCAGGGTCGGGATGGTCAGTGCGGAGCATTCACGGGCTCGCCTTAGGAAAGGCTCCCGGTCGGTCTTCCACTTCGCGTAAAGGGAAGACGCGCTCTTGGTTGCCATGCGCGGCCTCAGCTAGTCGGCAGGTTCAGGCCGGAAGCGCCACCGGCGGTGGACGTAGCCAGGTCGATGCGCAGGGACTTGCGGCCCTTATTGGTGCCACCAGCATTCGAGTTCTTCGAGCCCTCCGAGGAGGCAGCCGTCTGCAGCACGTTGGGCATTACAGGCGGTGGAGGAGGAGCTGGAGGCGGAGGAGCTGGCGGGGGTTTGGGTGCACTACACACGGATTAACTCTCCAAGATATTTTTGGTCTGCTCCTCGTATTGGTGCCTCAGGAACTGGACCACAGACAGTTGACCCTGGAGGAGTCGGAAGTCTTCCAGGGATGTCTTAGGGTTTGTGGGAACGGTGTCCCGGAATCGCTTTTCGAGGGCCTCGATCAATACCTTCGGGACCATCGGGAATGGGGTCTTGGACATTGCGATAGTCCTATTGTGGTTGGAATCGAATTACTTCGGGATCACTGGGCCCAGCTTGTCCGCTTCCGTGTGGTGATGCGGATGCTTGTCCTTAAAGAGTTCCTGCAGGTGCTTCACGGCAGGCTCCAGGCCATCGATGATTCCAGCCAGAGGGATTGCCGGAGGGCGATCATCGGTCAGCTTACCTGCAGCATTCGCGTCCAGGATGATGCCAGCGCAGGCGATCACGGAGGCCAGGTGGGGAACACCGGTCACCGGGTCAGCCCACTCACCGTTCCAGTACTTCGCCAGGTGGCGCTCCAGCGCGGCCTTGTAGATGGACGCACGGACACCAGCCACACGCCAGTTCATCGAGCCGTACTTCAGGGCACCCTCGGTGAACGCCAGAGTGGCATAGACCTTCAGGGTATCCGGGACCACGTTCAGGGGCAGCTTGGATGCAGCGATGGCGTCCTTGGGGTTGGTGTCCTTGGCTGGGGAAGCTTCCACCTCCAGCGGCGCCAGGTCGGACTCGTAGCCGTACCAGCGAGGATAGCCCTCTTTTTGAATGGAGAGGTCGTATACATTCTGGTCTCCCTCCAGCACCTTAAGCACTTCAACCATTGAGCCGATCTCGAATTGATGTCCAGCCTTGTTGGCAACCACTCGGACCTTCTGACCTACTTCGTATTTGGGGACCATAGTTTCACTTGTTTTGTCTTGAAGTCGTAATCCGAGGCGCGGCAGATGCGCGCTACTCGGGCCTGGGTCAGGGCTTCTTCTTCGCCCAACCCTGCCTTGTCGAAAGCTTTCACCACACCGGCCCAGCTCGGGTCCTTGTCGAGAACCTTCTTGGCAGCCACAGGGCCCACACCGGGGCACCCTGCGTAGTTGTCGGTCGCGTCACCCACCAGGGTCTGGTAGAGGTGCCAGTAATCAGCCTCCTCCTCAGTGACCTCGAAGACCTCCTTCTTGCCGAAGTTGTAGTGCTGGCCGGGGATGGTCTTCATGTCCTTGTCGATGGTGCAGATGATCATCTCGTCCTGGGACTTGCGGGTCGCCAGGATACCCAGCACATCGTCACCCTCCAGGGTGTCCCGTGTGAAGCTCTCGTAGTTCTCCTTGGCCCACTCCGTGATGAACTTGCGGAGCATCGGCTGGCGGGTGTTCGCGCGGTTCGCCTTATAGGAAGGCAGCACGTCCTTACGCCAGTTGGTCTTGTCGGAGAACGCGAGGATCACCTTATCGGCACCCACGGCTTCCTGGATGGAGTTCACGCTGGCACGGAAGGAGCGGATCACGTCCTCCTCGTGGGCGTGCTGGGTCCACACACCTTCACCCCAGTCGATGGCCTTCTCGTTGACCACTGCGGACTGGAAGGCAACCACGTCCGCATCGATCAGCGCGACCCTCATTCCTTGGCCCCCAGATAGGAGACCAGCTCGGGGTTGTGTTGGAACACCAGGGCCAGGCCGGTAGCCATCTTGCGGATGACGTGTTCCTCCACCTTCGTGTGGCCCACATCCATCACTGCCCAGATGCCGTGCATGATCTCGTGCAGCACGGTGTCCCGCTCCTCCATCGGAGGGAGACCTTCACGGACCTCGATCTCGTTCTCCATGGTGTCACAGGAGCCGAAGTCGCCATTGTCCAGGTCGTAGGTGATGGAGTAGTTGCGGCCCAGGATATGAACGGTCTCTGGGCGCTTGCTCATAGTGCCCCCAGCTTCCGCAGCTTCTCGATGCCGATGCCGGTGATGCGCCACTTGTTGCCGAACTGGCCTGGGTCCGTGCGGGTGGAGATGTAGCCAGCGCAGGCCAGTGCGGCGATCTCGATGGCGTTGTCCCGCGCGTAGTCCGATTGGAGCTTGTACGGGAACAGGTAGGTCCGCTTCAGGACCTCCTTCAGTTTTGGATTTCGGAACATAGTTGTCTCAGTGGGTTTCGGACCAGTTGGTGCCGATCTTGGATTCGCCAGCCAGAGGGCAGCGGAAGTTGAAATGCTCACCGGCCTTGGTCACGCAGGCTTCGGCGGTCTCGCGGATGGTCTGTGCGATCTCAGGGGTTCGGCAGGCGTACTGCACTTCATCGTGCGACCATGCCATGTTGGCGTAGTCCACCCAGCCGTTCTGCAGGCCCTTGGCGTCGAGATCCTCGTTGAGGAACACCAGCCATTGCTTACAGAGCAGGGCACCTGCGGATTGCAGCAGGGTGTTGAGGGCAGCGTGAGGGGACCGCACGTGAACCAGGCGGCCGTCCAGACCACGGAGGTAGCCCTTCTTGGCAGCCTCTTTCACTGCGTTGATCAGCAGCTTCAGGGCAGGCAGCTTCTTCAGGAAGGATTTCTTCAAGCGTTTCCCGGTGGTCGCTAGGTCCTCAGAGGTCGGGACTTCCTTCCCGCCAAAGAACACATTGACCATGTGGGTTGTGTCAAAGCCCTTCAGCCTTGCTGCCTGGATCATGCTGTAGATGATCTTGCCTGCCTTGGCATCGCCAGCTCCATACAGGAAACCGTAGATGAAAGTCTTGGCATAGTCGCGGTACAAGTCGTGTAGCTTGTTCGTCTTGTCCCGTGGCCCATCAATGACACCGAATGCCTGGACGGTCAGCCAGTGAACATCACCGTTGACTACCAGGTCAGCGTATTTGCCCCCATCATAGCGAGCCATGAAGTGAGCGAGACAGCGTAGCTCCAGGCCAGAAGCATCAGCGCCAACCTGCGTCCAGCCTGGCGGGACACAGAAGAGTTCCCGGCACTCGTGCCCGTAGAGGGACCCTGAGGCTGGGACTTGGCTGATGTTGGGGTATGCGTGTGTTGCACGTCCAGTTACTGCTCCATTCGGATTGACGGACCCGTGAATCTTCCCGTTGCGTTCTACCTTCAGCCACGCTTGGTCACCCTCAGCGAGCTGAGAGATGCGCTTGGCTACCGTCAGGTACTCGGTGAGTAGCGGGACCGGGGGATACGGAAGGTCGCCTACGGTGTTCTCGTCCACCTTCGGCTTACCACCGTCAGTGAACTCCTCGGGCTCCCAGCCGTACAGCTTCTGGAGCCGGTTGGCGATGTGATCACGGGACCCTGGGTTGAACTCCACCACCTTGATGGCGGTGTACGGACAGCCCTCGGTGAACTCCTCGTAGTAGCCCTGCTGGTAGTAGGCGTCCTTGCCTTTCAGCTTGACGCGCCTCTGCGCGGGACCATCGGGGTACTCGTGGAAGACCTTGCGGGTGGTCGGGTGGCGGACCTTCCCGTCCGGTGCGTACCAGAACTTGAAGTAGTCACGCAGCTCCCGCTCCAGCTCGCCACGGCGTTGGGCCAGCTTGGCGTACAGCAGGGCACCTGCAGCGGAATTGAAGGGGAACCCGTTGCGCTCCTGCTGGGCCATGAGCCAGGCAATCTTGTGCTCGAGTTCCAGAGCTTCCAGGGAATAATTCTTCCCGAGGATGCGGAGGTACAGGGCCTCAGTAACCACCACGTCCTGGACGCAGTAGTCGAGCATCTCCTGGGAGAGGAACTTCCACTCATCGCCTGGCTGGTAGTCGTCACCAGCTCGGGCTCTGAACTCGGAGGCGTACTCCCCTTTCATCAGCTTCAGGCGGTAACCCCAAGCTTCCAGGGAGTGGCTCCCGTACAGGGTGCCGGGGAGCTGCTGCTTCTTCAGCAGACCATTGTCGTGGTCCTTGATGTTGGACCAGATCACACGGACAGCGGGCAAGGTGTCGAACACCAGGTGCTTCTCGTAGGTCCACTTCGGGTACAGCTTCTTGAGGACGGGGATGTCGTACTTGATGACGTTGTGGCCCCCGATGGGACCCTTGGACAGCAGCTCTAGGCCCTGCTCAATGGTCAGCTCCGCCACCATAGGGAACCCTGCGGGGATACAGCGGAAGGTCTGCTGGGTATCCAGGTCACGGATGACCAGGCAGTGTATCTTGGTGACGGAATCGAGGAGGCCATCGGTCTCGATGTCGAATAGCCTCATGCCGTCCTTCGGTTATTCCCAGATGACCTGGAACAGAGCCTTGATGGCTTCTGGAGTGTCCTTCAACGTGCGCTTGAAACTGCCTTCGGCAGCGCTTGCCAGTAGGACCGCGAGGACGAACGGAACGATGGCAACGGCCAAGGCGGCAGTTGCTAGGGTACGGAAGGTGATGGATTTCATGCGGCTCTCTTGAAGTCAGGGTATTTGGTCAGCAGGCGGTCGATGCGCCGTTCGCTGCGGATGGTTTGGCCGTCATCGTCAGCACGGAGGATGCGGAACTGCTTGGCATCCGAGTCCTCAACAAAGTCCGGGTGGAGGTAGAGTTTGTTGCCGTCATATGTGATGCGGCTCAGGCCAAGGTCGAAGGTGTTTGCCAAGTCGATGCGGTCATTGAAGTCGGCCAGGATGAACTGCACCTGGTAGCCTTGCATCAGTGGCAGGCAGTCGTAGACACCGTGCATGTCCGAACGCAGTGCGTAGCTGGACACCGAAGGTGGAATGAGCTGCTTGATCAGGCGGTGGTTCAGGCCGTTCGGGAAGTCCTTTGCGCGTAGGAAGACATCCACGTCCTTGATGGGTCGGTCATGGTAGGCGTCCCGCAGGGCACCACCACCGATCACGGCAGTGGCCCCAGGGAACATGACCTGCACTTCCTGGAGAATCTCCCGGAAGAAGTACAACTGGTCCTGGAGGTTCATATCAGGCCAGCAGGTCTTCCAGCTTGGCGGCGATGCGGCCAGCACGCTCGGAGGCAGCGTAGTGCTTGTCTGCTGCGGCCTGGTGTTCCTCTGCAGCGTACAGGTGCTGGTCGTAGGCGTCCGCGTGGTTCTCCTCAGCACGCTTCAGCTTGGCGATGGCGCGGTCCAGGTTGGCGATGGCGGAGGTGGTGGTAGTCGGGGAGGTCAGGGACTGGAAGAAAGCGATGATGGATTTCATAGTGGTCCTTAAAATTCGGCAGGTGTGCCGGTTTCGTCTTTGAAGGGGTTTGCTTGCTTGGGCGCTTCTGTTGCTGAAAGGAGGCCGGTGTCCTTGTCGTAGGCCAGGTAGATCACCTCACCAGTTGCTTGGCCGGTGTAGCGGTCCTTCAGGATGCGGAGGAGTGTTGTTTGGCGGACCACTGGGTCTTCCGCCTGCTGGTCACGCTCCAGGCCGAACATGAAGTAGGACCAGAAGCCGATTGCTCGGGAGCCCTTGAAGTGTCTGATGGAGACCCTTCCGCCTTCCTCGTGGGGTTTCCCCTCGGGGGTCGTGAGGTGACTCACGAAGTGGATGATCACGCCCAGCTCTTGGGCCAGGCCCGCCATCTCCTTCATGATCTGTTCGAGGCTGCCCTTCTCATCGGCGGTGTCTGCCATTGCCGTGAGGTGGTCGATGTAGATCAGCTTGATGCCCTCGGAGAGAGCCATAAAGCGGACCTTCGCTTTCACTACGTCCCACTCGGTTTCCCCGAAGGAGTCATAGAGGACCAGGTTGTCACCCAGTGCGTTGACCGCAGAGTCCAGCTCCTCTTCCGTCCAGCCTGCGTTGGGGACGTGGAAGCGTTTGCCAGCGATCTTGCCAGCCACACGCTTGCCGGTCTCCGTGGGCTTCTGCTCCAGGAAGATCGTGCCTACGCGCTGGTTGAGGACCGTGATGTCGAATGAGATTTGCTGAGCGAGGAAGTCAGACTTCCCCACCCCAGTACCGGCACCGAGGCCATAGACCTCCCCATAGCGCCTGCCATAGGTGAGGTGAGTGAGTTCATCGAGAAACCACGGGAGGCCCATTTCGGTGGGCTTCTTCATCTCCTCCCGTAAGTCGATCACGTTCACTAGGCCATCGGGCCGGTACGCCTTGGCGTTCCAGATCGCAGTGATGATGTCCTGCTCTCGTCCCGCCTGCAGTAACTCGTTGGGGTCCTTCATCGGCAATGCAGCAATCTTGCACTTGCCGGGAGCGAACAGTTCGGCGCACTCCGCAGCAGCGGCTTTGCCAGGTTCGTCCATGTCGAACATCAGGATGATCTCCTCGAACCCGTTCAGGTATTCGAGGGCTTTGCTGAGGGACTTCTTGGCACCCTGGGCACCGTTCGGGACGGAGACCACGGGCCACTTATTGCCCTGCACCTGGCTCACGGTCATCGCATCGATCTCACCCTCGGTGATCACGATCTTCTTCCCGGAGTTCCAGAGGTTCTGGCCGAAGAGGATTCCTGAGATGGCCTTGGAGTCCCCCGCTACGGTGAACCCTTTGTCAGCGAAGCGGACCTTCTGCGCGACCATCGTGCCTGAGGCATCGTAGTATGGTGCAAGCTGGACCACCTTCCCTTTGTATTCGCCAACCTGGTAACCGAACTTGCGTGCGGTCTCCTCGGTAATCTTGCGCTTCAGCAGGGGCTTGTATTCCCCGGCGATCAGTCCTTCCATTCGTGCTTTCTTTGTTGTGCTGGTGTGGGCTTCGCCATCACCACGTTCGTAGTGGCCGCACCCCTGGGAAAAGCAGTAGGCGTGACCATCGGAATATCTTGCGAGGTTGTCTCGGGAGCCACATGAAGGACACGGCTCCTTACGGACGAGAACGCTTTCAGTGTCTTGCATGTCGCCCAGAAAAAAGAGGGCCAGCCCGAAGGCCAGCCCGAAGTACTACTAGGAGATGAAAGGAAACACCGGATGAGGGATCGGCTCCCTTATCCGTATGTGGCAGGGATTACTTGGTCACCAGCCGGGCACGTGCATCCAGACGGAACAAGCCAGCTTGGCGGATGCTCCGTTTGTTCTGCTTCAGTGCTTCGTATTGCTCGAAGGTCGGGCGCTGGTACTTGTTCAGGTCTTTCATACGGTCCTTTTCAGTTGGGGAATTTATGCCGCTCCACATAGTCTGCGGCGCGGCGAATTATTTCTGGATCATCTTTCAATTTGCCGATGGCGGTATTGCAAGAGGCGCAGAGAACCCCTCGAACCTTCCCTGAAGTGTGGTCATGGTCGATGGCCTGGTAGCGGCCTCCCCGGAGAGGTTCCTCACAAATCGCACAGAGAAACGATTGCTCATCCAGAATTCCGTTTAAGGTCGCTACCGTGATTCCGTATCTCGGTGCCAGGATGCTGGCGGGGTCCGTGCCGTACTTCTCTCGGGACACTTTAGACCGGCACTGTTTGCACTGGCCTCCAGGGTTTCCACTTGCGGCTTTGTAGAACTCACTCGCGGGCCTCTCCTGGAGGCACCTAGGACACTGCTTAGATTCCAACTTCTTTCAGCCAGGTCGATACCTGGAAACTCGGACACGCCTTATTCACTTTCGGGAAATCTCGGTGGCCCTGGATGTGCGCCTTCGGGTACACCTTGCGCAGCTCCAGCAGGAGCTTCTTCAGGGACTCGAACTGCTCCTTGGTGAAGTTGTTCTCCGGGGCATTCGCTTCCTTCTCGGAGACCCCTCCTACCATGCAGATGCCCAGGGACACGGAGTTCCAGCCTTCCACATGCGCGCCGATCTGATCACGCGGGCGTCCATTCTCCACGGTGCCATCACGGCGGATCACGTAGTTGTATCCGATGCAAGCGAATCCACGCTGGCGGTGCCATCGGTCGATGTCCGAAGCGCCAACATCCTGGGACGGGCGGGTGGCACTGCAATGAATCGCCAGGTACTCCGTGCGTACACGGTTCTTAGTCTTTGCGTCGTAACTCATGTTTTCTTAGGCTCCTTCAGCCACGCCTCAGGAATTTCCTTGTCTGCGTAGAGGAAGCCATTCTTCTCGCACCAGTTCGCGTAAGTCGTGGTGCTCCGTTTGTTGATCTTGGCCTTCGATGAGCTGAAGACGAAACGGATGTCGAGGTGGGGGTGCTGGGCTTTTACCAGCAGGTGCTTCTGCCGATCTGCGGTCTCGAAGCGGCCCTTACTCTCGATGATGATGCCGTTGTCCAGCACGAAGTCTGGGGTGTACTTATGAGGCTTTGCGGGAGCCACGTAAGGGATCGTTAGTTCCTCATACGTGAAGCCCACCCCTTTCGAGGTGAGCGTTCCTGCGATCTTCTCCTCCAGGCCGGACCTGAAGCCGTACTTCAGGGCCACCTGGCGGGCAGTCAGCGAAGCCTTAGAACTCTTCTTCGCCGCTACCACTTTCGTCCTTGAACGGGGTATCTTCCTCGGTCTGGTCACCGGCCTCGAAGCCGTCTTCCTCACCGAAGCCGTAGTCGCTCGCAGCTCGCTGACCACCAGAGACCAGCTCGATGATCTGGGCAGCGTTCAGGCGTAGCTTCAGGCCAGCGGCACCAGTGCCTGCGATGAAGTACGGGACGGCCTCGAACGACACCTTGCCCTCGGTGCCACCCCAGATGGACGGGACCTTCACCATCGGCTTGCCCTTGGCATCGAAGATGGCTGGCTTGCGGGTGTACTTCTCGCCCTTCTTGTTCTCGCCGGAGGCGTTCATCTCGAACTTGAAGATCAGGTTGCCGGTAGGCTCCTCGGTCTCGCGGTCGTACTCCTGGGCGTACAGGTCGTTGACCTTCAGTTCCTTCAGCTTCTTGCGCTGCTCAACCTTCAGGCCCTTGAACTTCTCATTGCCTTCGGCCACGGCCTGGTCGTACAGGGGGGCCAGCTTGGCGATCAGTGGTTCAGCCTCCTGCTCAGTCAGGATGAGCTGGACCTTGTAGACGCCCTGGGGCTTCGGAAACTCCTCGTTACCGAAGTCGGGTTTGTCCAGGGCCGGGTAGCGGAAGATGCCGCGAGGGGTGGTAGCCTGGAAGTTCTTCTGTTTCTTTTCTGCCATATCGTGTGTGTTGGGGTTAGTTTCGGTACTTGGCAGCGAGGGACTCAACGTCGTGGCCCTGCTCCATCAAAGCAACCGCCAGGTCCAGCGGGATGGTGTTCCCGTGTTTCCATTGGTTGATTGCGCGCTTCAGCTCAGGAGTACGGTCGTGGTACTCGCGTTCGATTTCGATCTCGGTCATAGGTAGTCTCAGTGACAGGTGGTCAGCCGGGGCTCGGCTCGTTTATCCGTATGTGGCAGGAATGCTTCCCCGGCTGTGATAGTTGCAAATTAGGAAGTGATTAGGCGAAACAAAACCGGCTATCCGCTACGGCGGAAAGGTCCAGGGTGCCACTCTCTGGGAGCGGCTTCAGTTTCTTCTGCAGTTTCTCGCTGAGCTGCCCCTTCAGCTCATCCCGGAAGTTCCCGAGGACATCCACCTCGGTGTACATCTCGATGAACGCCTCGCGGACAACGTGGTACAGCTTCTCGGTGTCCCCTGCGGTGGTCCCGAACGAGTCGTGGATCATCGCAAAGGAGTTGATCCCGGCCTGCTTGGCGCGGCTCACGGTCAGCATGAGGTGGGACGCATCACAGGAGTGCACGAAGTTCGGGCTGATCCCCTGGCTCTGCTTCCGGCTGTCCAAGCCTTCCTTCTCCTGGTTCATCACGAGCCGCAGGACGGTGCCGTTGATAGCGGTCTGTATCCTGCGCTCGGCCAGGGCCGGGTAAGCCTGCATCACCGGGAAGCCCACCGGGGTCGTCCAGCGGACCGGCAGTCCCTCCTTCGCGGCCAGGCTGGCTGCCTCCTGGAGCCAGGCCATTGCCTCACCGGCTTTGACCAACACCTGGTTCACCGCACCCCAGATCATCTCCGCCATGTAGACCGCAGCAGCGAAGCCATCGTTGGCGAACGGGAACTTCTCGTGGTCCACGGTGCCGTCAGGTCGCGTGGCTGCCCGCTTGGCAGGCCAGAGGATGTCCTCCATGAGCTGCTCCTTGAAGCCGTACTGCTTGGAGCCGTAGGCCAGGGTCATCACGGAGCGCTTGGTGACCTTGCGGTTGATCCCGAAGGCCAGCCACTGCTGGGCCAGGGTTTTGCTCCCGGCCACCACGTATGGGGTGCCGTCCTGGCCGTGCTTCAGCGTGTCCTCGGTCCCGTTGGTGGCATCCGACTGAGCCCACTTGGTCACCAGGTCGGAGACTTGGCGGTAGACATCGGCCGGGAGGTCTTGCGGGACCAGATTGACGGCAGCTCCACCCTTTTCGTCTCGGAGCATAGCGGAAAAGTGTTGAATGCCAGAGCAGCTACCGTCCATAGCCACGGGTATCTTGGAGACGAAAGACTCTCCGTGCTGAGCATATCCGGCCCACTCGAAGCAAAAAGCAAGGAATTGCCACGGCTTGTCGATCCCCACCCCGCCAACAGTGTCTGCCCACCCACGGTTTCCGTATGGGTCAGCAGCAATTCGTAGGATTTCATCTTCGTTCTCCAATACCCAGTGAACACGGTCTTCCAGGCTGGCCTTGTCGTAGCCCGCCACGTTGGCCCCATGCACGGCCAGCCACTTCCATCCATCCTCCCCCAGCGGTTTCCCGTTGGCGAACCTGAGGAGCCCCTTCTGGTAGTCAGGCCCCTGCGGGTTGATGTGCGGGACCGCGTAGATGCGCCCACGGAAATCGAGCTGGTACGGGAAGAAAATCTTGCGGTACTTCTCGTAGCGACCGGCGATGTCCAGGGTCATGTTGAAGCCGATCCGGCTGCCCAGCAGTGACAGGTTCTCCGAGTGGACCTTGAAGGCAGCCTTGCGGTACTCCGCCTGGGCCTCGGCGTTCGTGTCGATGTCGTGGGGCTTCGGTGGCAGCGCCAGGCCCTCACGCGGGGGCATCCCTGCGATCACCGTGCCGTGGTCCCAGAAGGTCCGCATGACCTCCAGCACCTGGCTGTTGATCTGCCAGGCCGTGCGCTGGATGGCGTTCAGGGCATCGTAGACAATCGGCATGTCCACGGAGGTCAGCTCCTCCAGGTACGCTCGGTTCTTGGTCTTGACCATCACCAGCGGCTTGATGTCGGAGGACAGGTAGCCACCGTCATACGGGGTGGTCCAGTCGCGGGGCTGCACTACCATCGGCTCATAGACAGGCCGCAGCAGGGCCGTGGCCGCGTTCTTCCTCTCGATCCATTCCAGGGTGCTCGGGAGCGGCTTCACGTACTTCAGGGCCTTTTCGGTGCCCTCCCCGTTCGTGCCCACCTCGATCAGGCCGATGGACTGCATCATGATGTCCAGCAGCTTGACCCCTACGTGTAGGCGGTCAGTGCGGGTCCAGCCTTGCCACTCGTCGTGGTTGTCGGCCACGCGGGTTGCGTAGATGTGCTTGTAGCGGGCGGAGGTGCGCTTCTTCGAGCCCTTCACGATTCGGTCGTAGATGTGCCGCTCGCCTTCGCGGATGGCAGCGAACCGGGCCTCGTCCTCAATGGCCGTGCCGATGGCAACAGCTACGTACTGAACCGTACGCGGGGATGAGAGACCGCTCAGGACGTTCTTGAGGGTCAGGAAGGACAACACACGGGCATCGTGGGTGCCGATCAGGCGGAACGCTGCGGAGTTGCGGAGACCAGGTGCACCTTCAGCCGTGGCCGTCTGCCAGGCTCCGATGGCCTGGGCCAGCTTCTCAACGCGACCGGCCAAGATCGTGCGACCGTAAGCTGTCTGTTCTTCCCGCCCACCCTCCAGGGCCTTGGCCGTATTGCGGATGAAACGGTCAGCGCCTCGCTGAGTCATTTCCTCTTCCAGACGGAGTTGTGTCTCGATCAGGTCTTCTGGTTCGTTGTTGTGTTCGGTGGTCATAGTCATCCGCTTGTAGATTATCTATAGATGTCTCTCCAATAGGTTTAATCTATTGAAGATGAATACTTAGGATGTACCCTTCAGGTTCACCCTCGGTCTATCCTTATGTGGCTGCAATGGAGGAACAGTTGCAATATAGGAATCAATTGAGTCTAAGCCGGGCGGACACATCGCGTGTCAGCGGGCACACCTGCCATGCAAGTTATGCATGTCAGGAACACTTCCACATTTGCAACTATCTGGCGAAAAAGAAGGGGAACCTATTGAAATCCGTGTGGATTCTTAGGTTCCCCTTCGTGGAAAAGTCTGGTGCGGTCAAGAAGACTCGAACTTCCACCCCCTTTCGGGGACTAGCACCTCAATCTGGTTCAGCGTTGAAAAGATTGAGGAATTTGTCCTGGGAGGGGGCGAATCGGACTCTTATCGGGCACATCGCGGGCACATAATGGGCACACGTCAGCGCCCGTAGTGGACGATTTTGTGTATCTGGTCGATCTTCTTGCTCATTTCTTCGAGCTTCGCCATGACCTCCAGCTTGAAGGTGGTCAGGTCCTTCTCGTTGTCCAGGGCTTGGGCTGCGGCGTTGGTGATCTCCGCTTCCAGGTCCTGCACCTTCCCGTGGAGCTGGTTCAGCTCATCTCTTGTCTGCGGGTGCATGTGCCCTCCTCAGAAAAGCTTCCACCAGGGCTTAGGTGGAGTCCTCAGAGCCTCCCACCGCTTGAAGGCGTCCTCAGGTGAAGTTCCAGGGGCACCGTCCTGATAGCGGCCGTCCGGGGTGGAACACCACCAGCAGTATCCGGTCCATTTGATCTGTGGCTGCATAAGCCCTCCTTAAAAGTCCACTTCGGCCAGCTCAGGGGCCTCCAGCGGGGTTATCGTCGTTGCGCCCTGCTCCAGGGCTTCCTTCCCTATCAGCAGGCTGTTCGGGGCCAGGTGCGCGTACCGCAGCGTGGTCTCGATCTTCTTGTGGCCCATCCACTTCTGGACCATCGCCAGGGGCACCCCACGTTGCACCAGGCGGGACGCGCAGGTATGCCGGAGCATGTGGACCACGAACTGTGGGTCCGCCTGCATCTGCAGCAGCTCCCGCAGGTACTCCCACTGGGCGCGCAGAGTGTACACCGTAAGGGGGTAGAAGGTGTACGGCCTGTTGGACCTGCGGTTGAGGACCTCGGTGACCCGCCTGGTGGCCGGCACGGACCTCGCTTCCTCCGTCTTGGTCTCCCCCTCGTGGAGGTGCAGGAGGCCGTTCGAGAAGTCCTGAGGCTTGAACCCCAGCATCTCACCACGGCGGAAGCCTGTGTCGATGGCGACGATGATGTAGTCCTTCAGGTCGCTCAGTCCGAGGTGGTCACACAGGGCCAGGACCCTCCCCTCCTCCGCCTCGTCCATCCACCGGATGCGGTGCTTGGCCTCTTTGCGGAATGGCGGGTTGGGAAACTCCTTGACCCACTTTTGCTCCACTGCGGTCTTGAACATCATCCGCAGGCAGGAGCCCTTCTTGTTCACCGTGGAGCCGGAGTTCCCCTGATCCTCGAACTCGAAGATCATCTCGTTGACCATCTCCGATGTGATGCTGGTCAGCGGGGTGTCCCTCCCGAGGAAGTCCAGAACGGCCTTCGAGTTGATCTTGTGGGTCTTCTCGGCAGCGGTGCCCTTCCAGTGCAGGCGCAAGGTCAGATCGTAAGCCTCCTGTAGGGTCTTACCCTTGGGGGTCTCGCTCGCTGGCTTCGGGGCCACTGAGGTCCCCTGAAGTTTCCTACGCTTGATCTCGTCCAGCTCCGCCTGCTTGGCGTCCCCCTCGTCCGGGAACATCTGGCGGTAGCGGTTCTTCCCAGAGCCGACAGTGACCTGGTAGGAGTTCCCTCTCTTTTTGATGGGCATCAGGCGGCCTCCAGTTTGGCGATCACTGCCCGGCCCTTGGCGGTGAGCGTGATGGTCTTCTTACGGCGCTCCAGAGGGTCCTCAACGGCGACCACCAGGCCCAACCCCTTCTTGCCGGAGGCGTTGGGCTTGCCGAAGAAGGCAACGTAGCGGGACACCGAAGCCATCCCGATGCCTACCTTCTCGGCAAGCTCCTTCAGGCTTAGACCCTCGTTCTTGGAAATGACCAAGAGGCTGAGGGCCATTGCCATCGGCATGTCGGGATCAAGGCCCCGGAACGTTTCCAGGGCTGCCATCAGTGATTCCATCTTCTTTTCCCCATTCATTTTTCTCTCCTGTGTGGTTCCAGACCACATGGAGCGGTCCGAACCAGAAATGATTTTCGTCTGAGGAATTGTACCGGTCAATGAATTTTTCCGCAATAGGAACGATCTCGGCAAAAATCTCCAGGCCCCACAGTTTAATGAACATACTCGTTTGTCCTTAGAAGAAGTTCGCCTCCACGAGGCGATGGTTTATTTTATTCTGCAAGTATTGCCATGCAGTTGTAGGAGTAAGACTACATTTCCGTGCTTCATCGTTAGTTGCTGTGTTACATTCCGTGAGAAATCTATGACAAAGACGTGTTCTAATTTCAACAGACTCCCCACGCGTTTTAGGTGGTAGGTGGGGGATATGGTTAGCGAACCACTAACGCTCCTAGTGATAAACCCCGGACCATCCGAGGCTTACTCCTAGGGCCTCCGTGGGGAGGCTAAGGGGACTCCCCGAAGGGAGCCCTGAGGTGTTACGCGGCCAGGGCGAAGGTGTCCTGGGTAGGCGAGATCACCTTGAAGCGCTTCTCGTACATCACTACCGTGATGCCCTTGTCAAAATGGATGGTCACCAACTTGGTCTCGCCTGGGGAAGGGTTAGGGTGGCTATCCGTGATCCTCATAATCGTTCCCTGAAGACCTTTCCGTGCACTGCCATGGTCCTCAAGCATCTCGATCCGGGCGCCTACTTCCAACTTCAGAAGCTCCTCAGCAGGAATCAGGCGGTAGTTCACCGGGCCGATCCAGCAATTGTTACCACCGTTCGTGATGCCGAAGACCACGCCGGATTCCACCGTGTAACCGTCCGCAGGGCACTTCGTGATGACCATGTGCTCTCCCTTCTTCGCCACTCCAGCGTAGTTAGTCCGGAATTCGATGGTGTCTCCCACCCGAGGACCGCGAGGGGCAGCAGCCTGCAGGACCACCTCAGGGGCCTTCTTGGCCTTCTGGGGGTAATTGAGGAAGTGGATGCTGGAGCTTGGGTCAGTCTTGTAGTGATCCGTCTCCCAAGCCACTCCGGCATCGCCCAAAGCAGCGAAGATGCGAGCTGCGTAGCGGCGTGGGGACTTTTCTGGATTGCCGCCCACACGCCCCAGGATTACCCGCAGGGTCTCCGCTTCGGCCTTGGTCATGACCAGCGTAACCATCTCCTGGGAGATTTCCTTGACCTTCACCACCTCTTTGCGTTCGGTCTCGATGTGCTTACGTGCATTTGCCATTCTGTATTGCCTCCTAGTGATGAAGGCCCCACCGTGGGACCCTCACTCCTAGGCCCTCACCGCAGCGAGGGTTCTAGGTGCATCGCTTGTCCCGATTGGGCGTCCGCACGATGCCCCGGCGTTTGAACTAGGCTCCGGTCAGCCCCGCATCAGGAACATTTGCAGATGCGATGTAGTCACTGTAACGGAACAGTTCCGATTGTGGAAATTTATTGTTTCAATCGATTATCGAAAATTGATAGTCAAAAACTATATTGATGAAAGAATGACAAGAAGAAGGCAAAAAGCCCCAGGGGTGACCTGAGGCTTTCGCGTGGTAAAACGTGGTAATCTATGTGGTAATCGCCCTGATCCGCCGCTTGGGCTTCCCCCTCTACAGGGGGAGGGCTTTAAGAGATGTGGTAATTGGTGCCGGAGAAGGGGGCGAGACTTTTCCCATAAACCCCTGATTACAAAGGATAACCCCCCTCTTTTCACCACGGGAGTGTGGTAGAAAGTGTGGTAATCTTTGAGATGAAAATTACTTCTGGACTACTTTCGATGTCAATTCGTTACGCCTACCAGCGAGGGAACACCATCTACTTCCAGCGCGCGATCCCCGATGATCTTCAGGCCCGCTACGAATCCAAGCGGGTCAAGATCAAGCTCACCACCACGGACCCCAGGCTGGCTGCGGCCCAGGTGGAGCGCCTCAATGCCACACTGGAGGCCGAATGGGCATCCATGCGGGGCAACCTCACGGCACCCCCTAAGACCACCAAGGCCAAGGCCGCAGAGCTGCTCACGCAGTGGGGCATTGACCTGGGCGAGCGGGACCCACAGGCCCTATCCCTGCTCTATGACCACCTGGACCGGAAGCGGGAGCTGCACGCGGCTGGAGACGAACGGGTGTACCGCATGGCATCCGCAGGGGACTACCTGGCGCCCCACGAGATCGCTGCAGCGCAGATGATCGCCGGGACACTGAAGGACACCCTCAGCGATGCCCTGAAGCTGTACCTGGAGCGGCACAAGAAGAAGAACGACCAGAAGTTCGTAGGGTACGCCACGATGGCCTTCGGGAAGATCACGGCCATGATCGGGGACAAGGTAGTCGATGCCATCACGCGAGAGGATGCACACAGCGTGGTCTCCCGGCTCCAAGCCGAAGGGGCCTCCACGGGCACCATTCGCCGCCTGGTCAACGCCTATGCGGCTATCCTGTCGTCCTACTTCAAGGAGAAGGAGATAGACCGCAGGAACCCCTTCGCGTCCCTGCCGATCCCTGATGAGGGCAAGGACAGGAGGAAGCGCAACCCATTCAAGCGTGACGAGCTGCTCAACCTGGCCCAGCTCTGCAAGGCCAAGGATGATGGGCCAAGGTGGCTTGCTGCCATGCTCATGGACACCGGAGCCAGGCTGGCGGAGATCGCAGGGTTGCCCCTGGAGGACATCCACGTGAACGCTGAGGTGCCCTACATCGTCATCCAGCCGCATCCGTGGAGGTCCGTGAAGACCGCCGAGAGCCAACGCCAGGTGCCCCTCACCGGCATGGCTCTGTGGGCAGCCAGGCGTATCTGTGAGAGGGCCAAGAAGGGCCAGAAGTTCGCCTTCCCGCAGTACAACAAGGAGGCGGAGACCAAGGCCGATAGCGCCTCAGCAACGCTCATCAAGTGGTTCAAGGCCCAGGGCATCAAGCACATCGTCCACGAGCTGAGGCACACCATGGCGGACCGCTTGAGGGACGTGCAGTGCCCTGAGGATGTCCGCCTGGCTATCGGAGGATGGGCCAGCGAGGGTATCGGGAACCAGTACGGCACCGGCTATGGGCTCAGGGTGAAAGCTGAATGGCTCGGGAAAGTGGCCCTGACCATCTGATCGCGGCCAGGGCTTTGTGTTAGAGGTGGAATGGGAAGACCCACAGCCCCATTCCGATCAGACCAGCCACTACCAAACACACCACAGGGTGAGGCATTGGCACACCGTTAGGCTTGCGCATGGTGTTCTCCCAGTGATTCCCTTAGGAGATTCTAACAGCGGTCCTCAATGAGGTGCTCAAACCACTCTTGCGGCATCGAGTAGGTGCCCCTTGCGGGGTGCTGACCAAGCCACACGCGGATAGCGCTGGATGCCCCTGCAGGGAGCTGCTTAGTGGTCCGATATGCCAACCCTTGTGGGGTATGGGCAGCTACCGGCCAGTCGTGGAAGAACAGCACCAACGTGCCGTCCCTGAAGGCCACTTCGATGATGTTCGGGGAGATGAGATGCAGGCGCATGTCACACCCCCAGGGCGCGCACTACAGGCCGCGAGATGATGTAGCCGGTGACCACACAGGCGATGATGACGAGGGCCATGATTACATCCCCACCATAGCAGCACGGATGCTGGAGACCGAGTAAGGCGCACCATCAGGGGTCTTAGTGATGCCATTCCCGCGCAGGTTCGCGCACATCTCCCAAGCGGCCTCAGCGCGGTCTTTCGGGTTGTTGCGGATGCACGCCTTAGCCAAGTTGTACAGACCTTCATCGTTGTTGATCCACAGGGATACGTTCCAGTGGTTCCAGTTCTTGTGGCCGTTGTAGCCTTTGCTCTTGCACATTATTATCTCCTAGTTGCAATTGTTCCTTATGTGGAACTATGTGGGTAAAAAAATCACTCGAAAATGCCAAGACCCATAGCCAGCTCTTGTGCCACCTGCATTGGGTATCCGTCGTTATCCTCAACGCCCCAGAGTGCATCTTCCCGTTCTGTCTTACTGCCGTCTTCATCTAGTACGGTGACAATCACCCCTACATAGGACCACTCGTCCCTGCACCAGTCACGCAGCCACGAGAACTCACGCTCCACCGCGCGGACGGCATCCTTGGTGTTACCGAACTCTTTGCGTGCCTTCTTCATGGCTGACTGGAAGTCATAGAAGCGATACGAGCCACGGTCTTGATTCAGCACACGCTCACTAGGGTGCTTAGAGCGCATCTCCCAATCGGTGACATCGCCAAGGATGTCTTGGTTTTCCCAAGGTGCACCTGTATCGCTATCGGGCTCAATCTCCACAAGGAATTTGATCCCGTGTTGCTCAATGATTTCTTGGTGAATTACGTTACTCATGATTAGCTCCTAGTGGTTGTCTTATTGGCCTGCTGCAGTGGTCTCATCGCTCACCGTTGCGCCGTCCTCATAGGCCAGGATGGCGGCAATGCTCATGGCTTCGCCGTAGGTGGACAGGTCAGCGGCCCACAGGAAGGTGTCTAGATGGCCGGTGTAGACCGTGAATTGCTCCGCTTCACTGCGTGGTACTTGGACTGCTACGCCATCACGCATAACGGTAGCGATTACTCGGACGATGTTCATTTGCTGCTCCTGTTGTTGTTCGGTTAGTTGCGGTTGATGGACTGAATCATAATCGGAACAGTCTCGATTGTGCAATTGTTTCTTTCAATGAACAGTTGAGTAATCGATAGGGTTTCACTATGAGCCCCTCAGTAGCTCTATAGAGGCCCTATGAGAGGCCATGCGTTGTCCCTGTGGGTGTGTGCCACCCAATGCCTGTGGTGGGCGTGTAGGCGCTCCTGTGGGACTCTGTGGGTGTTCTGATGGGGGACGTAGGGTACACCTGAAGGGAAAACGGACTGATGCCCTGATGCAGGCACCGATAACTGACCAGCGAGTCAGTAAAAAAAAGCCCCACGAGGGCCACATGCGGGCACCTTGTGAGGCTTATTAGTTGTATCAGCTAGTGTGTTGCTAATGGAATCAATGACTTACGTGGGATGTGCCCGCA